AAGCACACATGTCATAAGAATTCGTCACCGACGCCCTCACCATTTCGGTTCGGACTTCGGGCTTATCCAACAACATGGGAGCCAAGGGAGCCAAAGAAGAGACAGTAGGTGCCAGATCTTTGACAACACCTGTTCCAATCTTCAACAAATCATACAAGGACCCAACAATGTCACCCAAGATAGGGATGGAAGACAAGGTCGGAGCCGCAGTGGAGAATGGAACTGGTTTAGGTTGCTTTTCGCGATCGATAGCATCGCGCGCAGGTGAAGCGTTCAAAGTAGACTTGAACGAAGTGTCGCCCTTCTTCTTAGTAATTTCAAGTTTAGATTGTTTAACGGGTTTCTCACCCGAGAAGGTGACAAGAGGAACATCCTCTGGGTCTCTGTTGAGCTGCAACTTGGGCTCATCAAAGGCAGCATAAAGCTGGATCTTCACAGTGTCGGTCAGAGTGGACGACGACAACACAAGAGGGGACAGAACTTCAACGCAGAGATAGACTTGCTGATCCGTAGGATCACCAAACGTCTCCATCCATTCTTTCTGGTGGGGATACGGAATCAGCAATTCGGCTGATTGTTGCGTAGCAGCAGAAACAGTGATGGGATGCAAAATACATCTTTGTTGACGATATTTTCCCATATCGTAACGACGAGGCCACCATGACAGCATAAGCGCACCAGAGTAAAACTGGTTCGTGTTTATTCGGAGGAACACCCGAATATTAGCACGATAAAGCGCGAATTGTAGCAATAGTGGATTGAGCTCAGCATTGTTCCGCAAGAGAAGTTCCAGATCAAAAACACCAAGGAGACCGGAACTCGCAGGAGTCCAGTTGAAGCTAATGATCTCGCGTAGGCGAGACAACATGGCGACAGGTGTTTGATCAGGAAGTACGACGGGTGAATCGGACTTTCCACTCGCAGAATCAAGAAAAACTTGATGGCCAACAGTGGTAATGTTGGCTTGGACGATAGAATCGTTGAAAGGGACCATTGGTTTGGTCATTTCTTGAGGATTTTCAGACACTTGAAAAGGTTTAAGGACGTAACACGAAGTGAATGTGCGACATCGCCTCAGAGCAAACAAGCTCTGACCCCCGCGGATCGACTGATGATCAGCGGCAGGAATTTGGCCATTTTTAGAAGCTCCTGGCAGGAGACTCATGAACAGGAATAACACAACCGTGAGTTGGGATGTGTTTCTGAGGGTACGCCTCAGACCGGGGACGATGTGAGTCATCAATAATGAGCAGAGGTCAATTTAGCCAACCCCTGCTCGTAAGTCAATATCTCAACATTGAACCCATAAGAGAGTGCTAGAGCATGAACGGCTCGGCACATCTCAAGATAGACAGGTTTGGGATGCTGAAGTGCATCTTCAAGCACGCTAGCACAGCGCTGCTTGATGCAATCTTCAATATCAACCGTCCCTCTTCCTTTCGTGTACATCAAAGTAGCACGAAGTGTGTCAATAGGCAACGGAGCCCAGACACGCCCGTTGCGACAAACAACGGAACGAGACAAGTACTTAGCATCTCCGATAGTAACAGAACGAAGATTAGCGGACTTGTCACCTTGAGTGATGAACATATTCAATGTCTTAGCGACCTCTTTATATTCAAGGACGTCGGCCTTCGTGTTAGGGGGCCAGACAATAAAATCATCATCACTGTAAAAAGAACACGGGGGACAAGGCTCACCGATGGTGTCGGAATAGTGAACTATGCTCGAACAGGAGGCAAAACTGCCTACAACTGACGTAACATAAACACCTGAAGGAATACTACCATCGTTGAGATAGGCAAGACGATTGCCGACATGAACCTGATATCCAAGGGACTCAAAGGCGTGATCAGAACGGATCACATCTTCGCAACGCATAGCGAACCAACGCTTGCACTCCATCAAAACCGGATAGCGAACATTAATATCATGTCGCTCACGGTCAAGGTTCCAGATCTGAACGTTAGGCTTAAAAGCACCCAAACGATTCATCAACTGGCCCCATTGAATGGAGGTGGCATTGATTCCAACAGCACATGCGCTGTTGACAGGATCGGACTCGAGGGCAACAATAAACTTGCCCCAAAGACGTCGTTGAACAATCAACCAGACAAGGTCGGTAATAAAATACACCCGACTCTTGCCAGCATAAACTCGAATGAGCTCA